GTCCACCTGGTGGTCATTTGCAGCGCACAAAATGGCCATGTGGACCCTCGAAAACCGCATTATTGGCCTAAGTCATTGATTTATAAGCGATGCGCATTTAACATAATGGTTATTATGCGTATCCGCAGTGCAGCATGGGCTCGAAATGTAAGGAATTCCTTGGGCCCAGCGTTGCAGCAACGGTGACCCCCACAGTTCCCACCACAAAAATTTTTTACAATTTTATCAATTACTTGTACACGCATATTGCTAACATGCGCAGTAGCATGCAGACTTCGTGCGATGCCTGATGTACCCTTGGAACCGCTGTCTAGTCCGCGCAATTCGCGTCGGGTTTTGCAGATTAAACATGTGGACCTCCCCGTCCCAGTTCGCCTGAATTCGGGGGTGGTCCGCGATGAGTTGTTTCAGCTATTTGCCGGCATGAAGGTGCGTCAGTGCGTCGAGTTGAACCGCAAAAAGCGCAGCGTCGAGTTGTATGTTTATGCTTTCCGCAAGCAGTACGGCCGTGAGCGCAATTTCACCGTCCGCGCGCTCGCGACCGGCGCCTCCCGCGTCTGGCGCACGGCATGATTGACCCTTCCGGTTTTGCGCATGCGCTTGCCCGGGAACTGTTCGGCGGCCCGGAGCCGAGTTTTGATGACATTCGTCGCGCCGCGCGCCGGCGATTGCTCAATGCCGAGTGCGACGCTCCGGCAGCGCTGCGCCTGGCCGTGAATGCGATGACCCCCAATAATCCCGACACGAAAGAGGAATTGACCATGCCCACAGCAAACGACACTTTGCAAAACACCCAAGCCGGATTTATGCCCGGCGCAGCGGCCGTGATTATCAAACCGACAGTCGGGCGCGTTGTATGGGTGTTCCGCCGCGAATCGAACGACGTGAAGCAGCCGGAGGCGGCGCTCGTGACCTACGTGCACGATGATCGGTATATCAACGTTGCGGGGTTCAATTCAAACGGCGAGGCCTTTCAGGCAACGAGTTTGTGGTTAGTGCAGGCCGGTGAAGCCAAACCGGATCACAACTTTGCGTGTTGGATGCCCTACCAGCAAGGCCAGGCGGCAAAAACCGAAGCAGCGGAAAAGCACGCCGCGCTTCACGACAATGTGAAAAAACTTGCTGAGCAGCAGCGCAAATGACCGATCATTATTTTGGCAGCGCCATCAACCAATTCGAGAACGGCTGCCAGTTGGATCTAGCGGCCAAGTTTGCTTTGGACCTGATCAAGACACCCTATTTTGCCGATGGCCTCGACGCCGGTGAAGCTGCCGTGCGCGCATTCGACATGGCCGAAGCGATGATTGCCGAGGGTCGAAAGCGCGGCTGCATCATCGCCTTGCCGGACGATGATCAGTTGAACGCGCCCATGCGCCGGCACATCCGGCGCACGGCACGCGCCAACATCGTCGGGCAGATCGTGCAGAATGAAATCGCCCCGGAGGAAATGCCGAAGGTCGCGGGCCCGGGGGTGTTCAACAGTCAAATGCCGATTCCGCCGCGGCGTTCATGAATCTGCCGGTGTGGTGGTTCGCGATGTTGTTCCTGTGTGCCGGGATCGGCGGCGCGGCGATCGGGTTTTTCTGTGGCTGCTGGGCCGCCTGGGCGGACATGGAAGATAAAATGCATCGCAAGGAGGACGGCGAGTGAATCGGCGATCAGTCAAATCCTCGAATGTCGCGGGGGTCGGTTGGGCGGCGGACGAAGCGAACCCGGCAGAGGGCACGCTCGAGGTGGAATTTATTTCCGGTCACGTCTACCAGTACAAAGGCGTGCCGCAGCAGGTGTATCAAAATTTGCTCGGTGCATCGTCGGTCGGGCGCACCATGAACACGGATATCATCGGCCGCTATGACGAACAAAGAATTAGCTAGAGGCGTCGCACGCGCGATTACGCCGCCGCCGAAAGGTCAGTCCGCGCAAGCCCGGCTCTACGCCTGTCCCTTTTGTGGCTCGACCACCTTGCGCGCAGTGAAAGCATTGCTCGATTCCGGTGATGAGGGCAATTTCAATATCGAATGTCAGGTGTGCTGTGCGGCCGGCCCGCCGGCAGGTGACCTCGAGGAGGCAGGCAAGCGCTGGAACTTGCGGCTGTGATCGACGTCGGTGAAACGGCGGGCTTCGATGCGGCGCGATTCGAGCACTTTTGCTCGAAGCTGATCATCGACTCCAAAGAGCTCGGGCGCATTCCCTTGACCTTCATGGGCAGCCAGCGCTATGCGATCGAGCAGATATCGCAGGGCTTGAACTCAGGCATTCACGAGTTCGTGATCTTGAAAGGCCGGCAGATGGGCATCTCGACCGTGATGCTCGCGCTCGATATGTACTGGCTCTTTAAAAACCCCGGGCTGCAAGGTGCCGTGGTCACCGACAATGATGAGAACCGCGAACTCTTTCGTTCGCTCCTCTCCGGTTACATTGAATCGTTGCCCTTGTCCTCCAAGCCGCCGATCGAGCGCCACAACCGCGCGCAAATCGTGTTCGAGAACCGTTCGCGCCTGATGTACATGGTGGCCGGCGAGAAGAAAAAAGGCGGCCTAGGTCGCGCCAAGGGCGTCAACATGTTGCACGCGACGGAGTGTTCGAGTTGGGGCGATGAGGAGGGCTTCGCTTCCTTGATGAATTCGCTCGCACAAAAGAATCCCAAGCGTCTTTACGTTTTCGAGTCGACGGCGCGCGGCTACAATATGTTTTACCAGACTTGGGAAGTCGCGAAGAAATCCGAGACGCAGTGCGCGATATTCATTGGCTGGTGGCGCAATGAACTCTACGCCTGGCCAGAGGACTCGGTTCAATTCAAGGCGTACTGGGACGGTACTCCAACCTCCGATGAGCGGGTGTGGCTTGGCGAAATCTTTGGCCGATATGGGGTCGAAGTAACGCCGCAGCAGCTCGCGTGGTGGCGTTGGTACGTTACCGAGAAAATGAAGGGCGATGAAATGATGGCGCTGCAAGAGATGCCCCCCACCGAGGAGTACGCCTTTCAGCTGTCGGGCTCGAAGTTCTTCTCCGCGGAACGCGTAAACCAGCATTATCAATACGCCTTGAAGCAGCCGTGCCTGTACTTTCGCTATCAGTTTGGAATGAATTTCGAGGACACGCAATTCTTGGAGGCGACCGAAGAAACGGCGCAGGTGACGATTTGGGAAACCCCGGTTAAAGCCGAGAAGCAGGGCGAGGTGTCCGGCGTCTATACCTTGGGCGCGGATCCCGCGTACGGCTCCTCGGAGTGGGCGGACAATTTCGTGGCGTGCGTCTGCCGTTGCTACTCTGACAAGATTGTGCAGGTTGCGGAGCTCGCCACCACGCATTTCAATGAAGCGCAGTTTGCCTGGGCGATTGCCCATCTTGCGGGCTGGTATGGCGAGTGCATGCTCAACTTGGAAATGCAGGGCCCCGGGGGCGCGGTGTTCAACGAGTTGATCAACCTGCGCCGGCAGACCGGTGTGATGGCGCCCGGCGATCCGCGCATGGGCGCGTTCGATGCGGTGAGCCGCATTCGCGATTACCTCTGGAAAAAACAGGATTCGATCTACGGCAATTTTGCCTATCAGTGGCAAACGAACCCGAAAGAGAAAATCCGCATGATGTCGACCTTGCGCAGCTACTTCGAGCGCGACATGGTGGAAATCAATTCACCCTTGTGCGTGCAGGAGTTTCGCAACATCCATCGGGTCGGGGATCGCATCGGCGGCGAGGGCCGCGCCAAGGACGATCGGGTGATCGGCCTTGCGATCGGCACGGTGGCGTGGAATGACTGGATCATGCTCGAGATGCAAACCATGAATCGCACCTTTGCGCGCGAGAATCGGCCGGCGGAAGCGGCGAAAATTTTCACACCTTTGGAAAACTCCGTGGTGAACTACCTCAAAAAGAATGGCTTGAAGGTCCGTGGACTCACCGGAAGTTAAATCGGAGGTGTATTTGCGCCGGCGGCTCAGGCAGCTCGCCCAAGAAACCGAGCACTTGCGAGTGCAGTTGCCCAAAGACTCGCCGTATCAGTCGGTTTTGCGCCTCACCGACATTGCGCGCTATATTGGCATCGAATTGAACACGTTGGTCCGCTGCGGGGTGATTGCCGTGCCGCGGCCGATGACCAAAACCGAGCAGTTGGGCCTCTCGAGGTTTTTTCATGGCTGGGATACGGGCGCGTTGGTCAAGGCGAAAGTCCACGACGAATGGCGTATCCTCAACCCACATTCGTGCGACGCGCCATTGGCGCAAATGGCTGCCACGACGGGCCCGGCGCCCCATGCGCGGAGCATTCGGCTCAAGATTGATGTGACGACGTTGGGCCCGAGACTGCGAGGAGTTTAAGCGGGCAGCGGAAGTTACTGCACGGAGACGTCATTGAGCGTAATGAAGGAATGGAACTGCCTAGAGCACGGTGAATTCGTGGGCACGCATCCCATTTGCCCAGGCAACCGCTGCCGCTCAAAATTTGTCACTCAAGAATTTAGAACGCCGGTCGGCATCGGCACCGATTTTCGCAAGCGGTTTGACGCCGGCATGCGCAAGTCCGCCGACATGTACCAAATCGATGATTTCAAGAGCGCCAAAGCCGGTGACACGAGCTTTGCCGGCCGCGCAGCGCCAGGCTCGCCACAAGTTCTATGGGGCGATGAAAGCAAAAAGGCGCTGGGCCACAGCTTTGCGGAACTGACGGCGATCGCGGCCAAGCCGCTGTCGGTGAAAAAGCGCGACGGGGAAGTGCTCACGTTGACGCGCAACAACGCCATGCGCGAGGCCGCGACCAGCATCGGCATCACGCAGCGGCGCTTGCCCAAGGCACATGAAGTGACGGCGGCGAAAGCGGAGAAGGGTAGCAAAGAGCGGGCACAAGCGGTCGCGCAGTAGTGCAGCTGCCTAAAGACATTGTTGATCGAGCGACGCTGGTCAACGAGCTCGTGCGGCAGTGCACGGCTTCACGGCGCGACCGGTTCACCTTCTATCAAATCCTGCGTAACTATTACTTGTTCGGCAGTCAGGATGCGCGCGGCGCACCGTACAATAAGATCGGCAGCACGGTCGACACGCTCTCGAGTTTCATTTATTCGCCGGATGCGATGCGTTTTTCGCTGCACATCGGTACCGAAGCGCCGATCGACGACATTGCCAAATCCGTGCCGCTCGCCAAAGAAGTCACCGAGCAGTGGCGCGCATCCAAGACGCACACGCTGTTTGGGCTTGGCGTGCGTTGGAGCCAGGTGTTCGGCACGATGCTGGTCAAAACCCGCTGGGTGCAAAACCGGGTGCGCACGAATCTCGTGGAGCCGCATCAGTTCGGAGTGCTGCGCGAGGATGTGATGGAGCTCGCGGATCAAGAGGCGTTCACGCACCACTACACGATCACCAAAACCCAGTTGGAAGCCAACCTCATCGGCAATCCGCGGCGCGCGGACATCCTGCGTCGGGTCGGGCGCTCCTCCACGGATCAGCTGCCGCAATTATCCACGGGGCTGTCGCGTCTGATCATCGGCTCACCGGTCGGCGGAGTGCCGGGATCCGTGGCGATCCCGGGACAAATGTCCGGTGTCGATGGCGGCACCGGAGGCGCAGGGCGCGGCCCGCAGTACGACTATTCGCCGCAGATCGACGTCGACTTGATCGACATGTGCGACTTGTACGTGTGGGTCGATGACATGGACGACTATCAGGTGTTCACCCGCGCCGCGCCCGATGTGGTGATTTATGACCGGCCCAGCAATTGGATGGGTCACGTGCAAGGCATCGCGCCGTTCTCGGTGATCAGGCCAGCGTTCAACCTCTACGATTATTTTTGGGGCGACTCCTTCGTCGCGCAGCTGACGTGGCTGCAAGACTGGCGCACCGAGCGCACGGCGCAGGTGCGCATGATCTTGAACAAGCAGGCGGATCCGCCTACCTCGGTCACCGGCGGCACGGGGATCAGCGAGGAGAAAATGGCGGCGCTGCGCGCGGCGGGCGGCATGGTGAATTTCCCGACGCCGAACGCCAAGGTGCAGCAACACGCGCCGACCATGCCGTCAGATATTTTTGCTGAAATGAGCCAGATCGATGCGATGTTCGACGATCGCGCGGGCCTCGGGCATGTACTGCAAGGCAAGGGTGAGCCCGGGGTACGCAGCCGCGGCCAGGCTGATTTGATGGCCCGGCTCGGGAGCTCGCGACCCAAGGAACGCGCTATCAGTGTCGAGGAGTCGGCGGAGGAAATTGCCGGGCAAATGTTACGCTTGACTCAAGATCACTCCGAGCAGCGTTTTCAGTGCCAGGTGCACGCCGGTGGCGCGGCCACCGAATTGACATTCACGGCTGAACAGTTTACACGGGACTACGAGGTGAAGGTCGATGCACACTCCTCGAGCCCCATTTTTGTCGAGGATCGAAAGCACGATGCGATCACTTTGCTCGAAGCCCACGCGATCGATCGCGAGACGCTTCTCGATATGTTCGATCCGCCCAACTTGCAGGACATGAAAGAGCGGTTGAAAAAGCTCGAGGCGCAGGAACTCGAGGCGAAGAAAATGGAAATGCAGATGCAGGCCCAAGGTGGTCACGCAAAACCGGCAGCGCACAAGGGTAAACACCAATGATGCAGGAACGAATGATCGATCGGGCCAAGAAAGGCGAAGGTAAGCACCAGCCTGGCCACGCCTACAAGCGCGATTTCAACCACTCACCTCGCGGCAAGTTCAAGATTCGCATGGCGCGCCCCCACGGCTCGCGTTCCAAATCTGCGCGCAGTTAGCGTAGACTCGATTTGACCGGGGTATGGCTGCTCCCCATTAAAAAAGTGGCCGCCTTGGCAAAAGGAGACTCGCATGGCTCGTCATCGTCGTCGTCATAAGCGGTAATTTTGTGGTCCTTGAAATTGGCCACAACAATCGCGGGTACAAAAAGCCCCGCAGTGGTAAACGCACGCCACGGCGAGTTTGAACCGTGGCTGTGTCACCCGAGTTGATGCAGCAGATGATGGGCGGAGCCGGAGGCGGCCCGCCCGGCGGTGGTGCGCAGCCGCCATCCGCCATGCCAGGACCGGGGGGTCCAGCAGCCGCGAGCGCCCAGCAGCCCGGCCAAAAACCTCCGGGTCAAGCGCCGGCAGCGGCGCCTATGTCGACACCCCAGGATAAGCGCGGAGTCAAAGCCGCAGCGCAAACCAACATTCACATCGCCGTGAACATGCTCGAGGAGGCGCTGCCCGCGTTCGGCTCAGAGTCGCCGGAAGGTGACAAAATCCTCAAAGCGCTTAAGATGCTCGGCAGCATGGTAGCCAAGAAGGATTCCTCCGACTTGGTGCCGGCCGAAATTTTGCAAATGG